TAATAAGTTTTCTAGTTCTTTTTTAATTAAATTTATACGATAACCATAATTCATTAGTTTATACCTTTTTTAACTTCTAATATTCTTTCCATAGCCTTCTTATATTCTAAACTATCTTTACCAAAAAGTGTATTAAAATACCAATCAGGTTCTATAGATTGCCAACCTTTTTCTTCACACATTGCCAAAGCATCTTCTGGCGTTCCACCACCAACAAAAATATATCTTAACTTCTCAGCTAATCTTTTTGCTGCTGTTTCTGTAAGCTCTTTTTTAATTCCCTTGCGATATTTAATAAAACTATCTGCTGAATTTTCTTCTACTAACCATTCACATAAAATAGTCCTAACACTTATATAAGGTTTAATGGATGGTTCTAAGGATGGTTTGGGTGCATCTCCTGCAGGGGTAGGGGTGCAGCTGCTGCGTGGGTAGGGGTGCATCTCCTGCAGGGGTGCAGCTGTTACATGGGGTTCTCTAGTGTTCTCAAGTGTTCCAATACGTTCCAGGTTAAGAGAATAGTCTACAGTGTACCCAGTTTTACACTTTTTCTGTCCAGCCTCAGTTAATAAACCTGAAGAAACCATATCTCTCATATTTGTCTGAAGCGTTCTAATAGCCATCTCCAAATCAGCAGCCATATTCTTTTTGCTAACCCAGATACCACTGCCATCATCACTAGCCTTGTCTGCCATATACATTAGGATTGCTTTTTGAGTAGTAGAACCAATCCGTTTTGTTTGGACTAAATTACTTACTAAATTTGACAATTTTTTTACCCTTTCTTTGTTGGGCAAGATCGTTTATGTTGACCTTGCATATTTCATTGGTTTTGACATTATGCACAAAACGTACCTTTTTGGGAAGCCCACAGTATTACCTCACTGTGGGTTTTTCCTTTTCAATTAGGTAATCGGATAGTTTTTTAACTGTAGAATAATATACATCCTCACCTTTCATAATGCGGTAAACAGTATGCTTAGAAATGCCTACATCCCTTATGACTTTAGCAAGAACACGCCCATCTAAACGCCTTACTATTTCCTCAGTTGTTAAAATATTTTCCATAAAAAAGTCTCCATTGTGCAACTTTATGGTTGCATATATAAGACTAATAATTATATAAGACAATAGTAAATAAAAAAAGGTACGAAAAAATGGACAACAAACTAGGTCAAAAACATCCAAGCCCATCACAACTACGGCTATATATAACTAATGCAATTTTAGAACTTAAAGACAAAGAATTTGCTGAAAGAAATTATGGCGAACCAGTTAAGTATACTTTTGGTGCAAAAGCCATCTCTGTTATAGATGAAGCAATAACAAAAGCTTGTAATGACTTTGATAAAGATGGGATTTTTGCTGGTATTCGCTCCAATAAAAAGGAGACAGAGGATGCCTAAATTACCAGAAAAGCTAGTTAAATTACTAGAAGAAATAAACATCACACAACATAAAGCAGTATGGGATTGTCACGGCACTCCTGTAATGCTGCATAAAGCTTTAGAAAAAATAGCTGCACATAAAAATATTATGTTTGATGCACCACAGATTATATCTTGTGATGTCGCCTCTAAAGAAGCTGTTATATGCGTTACAGGACACATGGAGAACGCTACAGAGTGGTCAATAGGTGAAGCTGCACCTTACAACAATAAAAACAGTTATCCGTTTGCTATGGCAGAAAAACGCGCCAAAGATCGTGTTATACTTAAACTTGTGGGCTTACATGGTGATGTATACTCAGAAGAAGAAGCAGACGATTTTAAAAACGCAAAGCCACAAGAGCAAGAATTTGCCGTTGCTAATATACAAGAAAAAGTGGATGCCTGGTTAGAGTTTTTTCAAACGTGTGGTTGGGATAAATTTAAAGCTAACCAAGCAAAATTTAAAAAATTTCTTAACAACCCCAATATCAATGAAGATCAATATAACCAACTAATAGATGCAAGAGATAAATTAAATAAAGAATTTGGAGTGGAATAATCAATGAAACAGATTACAATCGCTGGACGCGTAACAAAAAACGCAGAAGTAAAACAGTTTGATACAAATAGTGTTGTTAACTTTTCTGTAGCTGTTGACGATGGCTACGGAGAAAACAAAGGTACACTATTTTTTGACTGCGAATATTACAGAACAGGTATAGCAGATTATTTAGTAAAGGGTACGCCAGTTGTTGCTGTAGGTGAGCTAAAGACCAGGGAATATAACGGAAAGACTTATTTAAAGGTTAAAGTCCAAGATATTCAAATGATGGGTAAGGCTTCAAGTAACAGTTATTCTACTACACAGCAAAATGATCAGACACAAACCAATCAGGATATGGACGATGAAATCCCTTTCTAAAATTCAGGTATACTTAAAAGATGGTCAATTGCTGCCATGTACTCAGTTTGACGCAGAACAAATAGAAGAACACAAACAAAGTCAGACGTTTGATTTAATAGCTACTGGTAAGCGATCTAACCCACATCACAGTTTGTATTGGGCAACATTAAACAACGTGTGTAAGGCTACTGGAAAGTGGCCTACACATAGACACTTACACGATGAACTTAAATGGGCTTGTGGTTATGTGCGTATGCGTTGGAATGGTCTAGCAAACTGTCATATGCGAATAATTGATAGCATTAGTTTTGATGATATGGATCAAAAAGAATTTAATAAATACTTTGAAATGGCTATGGAAAAGTTGTCTGAGGCGATAGGTTATGACCCACTACACCGTAACCCCTGAACATCTAAAACGTGAATTAGAGCTTGCAGAATATTTATCTAAAAAATGGAATTGCTGCGTCCAACATCAATATAAATACAGCATTTATGATTGTGTTGCTCATAGAAACCATGAACCAAAAGCATTTGTAGAAATGAGGGTGGTTAATTATGCAGCCGATGATTTACCAGAAATAATGATACCAATGTCTAAAATAATGGATGGTCAGCAACAAACTAATTTAACTAAGATACCATCTTTTTTTGTTGTGTATTGGTATAAATGTAAAACTGTTAAATTTGTTGATGTAAATAATATAGAATGTATTCCAAAATTTAGAGTCACTAAAATGAATATGAACAGAACAAATAAACCTAAAGAAGTAGAGGTCGCGCGATTTGTTCCAAAAGAAGTTTTCACTTATGTAGGACAAAATATAATATGACAAATTACACAGATGAACAAATAATGATAAGAGCAATGCCTTGTCCAAAGTGTTTTGCTCAACCAAGAGAATTATGTAAAAGAAAACCACAAAAAAACGGTATTGTAAGAAACCATCACGAACGTCAAAAATTATTCCATGACCACATTGCACAAGTTGCGCGAGGCCGTATGCTTTTTGAATTTTATACGGTGGCAACCACGCGAGAACAATTAGATGACTTTTTAAGTTGGTAAACTAATGACTAATTTAGCTGGACGCCCACCAACAGGGCAGAAAATAAAAGTAAAAAAGAAAGATACTAAATATCTGCAAGCTATCAGGGAAATGCCTTGCTGCGTTTGTCAGCGTTTCGGTGAGAGCCAAAACAGCCCTACAACAGCGCATCACCCAATACACGATAGATTTAGCACTGAGAAACGCCCTGACAGTACTGCTATTCCGTTATGTGAGGGGCATCACCAAGGGCTTTGGGATCAAACTAAAATAGCTTTACATAAAGAAACAAAGCTGTGGCGTGAGACTTATGGCCCTGATTATTCTTATTCACCAGGATTTGTCCAAGACACTGACATATAAAGCACTGCACCACGATCAGGATGACAATACATCTTTCTAGCCTTTATACTGGTTACTTGCTTATCAGAGACATACACAGCGCCCTCCATGCCATCTAACGCTGCTTTTACTATATTGTCTAAGTCAGGTTTTGTTGTGTGCTGTAGAGCGCCATATTCAGCCTCCATGCGTTTTACGTTAGACCATGACTTAGGTATTTCCATGAACGCTATTATTTCTACTGACACAAAACGCTCTGTCATATCTAGTTTCATGTTCTGCATTGCTTTCCAAGCTGCTGCTTGAATACGGCTTTCATATTCCCTGGTTTTATCTGGCGTATATGCCTTGCCTGTTCTGGTGAACCTGGGTCTGCCCTTGCCTTGTGGTTGACCTGATACCTCAATTTCTACTTTGTACACTGCTTTAACCTGTCAATTGATTTTTATTATTTATAGTTTTTATCAAATTTTTTTTCAATCTTGTTAAATAAATTATCCACATAGGGTTGACTTGTCTCACATAAGAGACTAATTTAGCGGTATAACAGAGAGGTACACATTATGGCATATGACGAAAACCACGAATATGAGCATCATTACCACCCAGCTATAAAGGCTCGTAAAATAGCTAATGCTGCTAACACAAAGCGTAAAAACTGGCTTGCATCTGACCCACGCGCAGCAGAAATTATAGAATTTGTTTCTGGCTATGAAGCATCAAACAATGGTGTAGGATTTTTTAACGCTGTAAATTACGGAATACAGACATACGGTAAACCTACTGACAATATGCGCGATAAAATGGTTGCCATACTTGATAGACGCGCTGCACAAGCTGCTGAGTGGGCAGAGCAAGATGCTAAATGCGAATATGTTGGCAAAGTAGGTGAACGTCAATCTTTCTCAGTAGTCGTTATGCACATTGTAGAATTAGAAACAATGTATGGTTTTTCTTACATCAACATTTGTCGTGACGCTGATAACAACGTTATCGTTTATAAAGGCACACAAAAGTGGAAAAAAAGCTCACAAATTGATTGTGTTGCTACCGTCAAAGCTCACGATGTGCGCGATAATGTAAAGCAAACTATTATCCAAAGACCATCAAAAGTAATGATTGATGGAGAGGATTATTAAGGGGCGTAAGCCCCTACACCACAATTTAGGAAAGGTACAAAAAATGTGTAAACCAATGACAAAAGAAGAAAGACAAGCGTCAGTAACGCGCGAAAAAATTAATCATAGTTGGGCAATGATGAAACCACATTACCAACATATACCAGTAGAGTATCGTGGCTTTGAATTTGTATTAGAGGTTTATTACTCTTTTACAGAAAGCCAATACAGCGACGAATTACAAGGCTGTAGTGCAGACTTTGATGTTTGTGACTTGCACCACCCAGAAAGAGCTAGACCTATCTCAGCGCGGCTCTCCAAGGCTCTAATAGCCGAATACCACAACAGTATCCATGAGCAGTTAGTAGAGGAGCATGTATAATGCGTGTTAAATTAGACATTATGGAACAAGAAGAAATGGCATGGTCTGCGTTTGCTGACATATTGCCAACTTGTGAGACATTAGGTGATGCACAAGAAAAAGCACACAAGCTAATGAAAGAACGCAACTTAGAAGAATACATAGAAGAAAATACCATAGACGAAACAGTTACTGAATACTGGAACGAAAGATGGAGTAAATACATATGAGCAAGCAAGAAAGATGGATAGCGTTTTTCTGGGCTGTAATGCTTGGACTAGCAGTCATTAATATAGATACGTTTTTTGTGGTGCAATAATGGAAACCTGGAACGAAATAAATGAGAGACATAGGCGTGAACGGCTTAACCTAGTAGCGCAATTCTCAAAACAAACCACGCAAACAGAAGCAGCAAAAAAACTAGATATGTCTTTGCAAGCCCTTAATAACTTTGTGCATAGAAATAACATACATTGGAGCATTATCAAACAAGGCATTAGAAATGAAAAAACTTAATCACGGACAAGAACAGGAGCTTAAATATTTTAAACAACAAGAAGCTAAATGGTCTGAGGAAAGGTATAAAAATGACCATGATAAAAACGCTTGGAATAATTATGAATTAGCAAAAACAGAGTTAAAACTGTTTGTAAGTAAATTGAGGAAAGAAGGTTACAACATATGAATTATATAGAGGCATTTAAAAGTAAATTTCAAAGATTACCAACAGAAACAGAAATAGGTTTCCTAATGGTAGCAGTAGCAGAAGAAGACCAAATGAACCCACAGACAAGAGCAAATCGTTTTATGAGAAATGGATTTGTTGCAACTACATATCAAGAATGTCGTGGGGAAGAATAGGAGTACTTCCCCAAAAAATTAATACAAAACCAATGAGGAAAAAACAATGCTAAAATACTTCACATTTATGGTATTAACTTATTTTATCCAAGGCGAACAAACAACGCATAACATAGTATTTCCATCATATGACGCTTGTAGCCATTCTAAGGAGGCTATGTACGCTATAATGGAATATCAGCACGATGATGTGCTAATTTACTGTAAGGGTACTCAGGTGGCTTCTAATACGCTTGTAAAGCCTATGCCTAGACCAACTAATTAAAATTTTGTATAATTATAAAAATACTTACTGGAGAAAACTTTATGAAAGTAAGATTAGCCGAATTAAATGATTTAAAATATATTCATTCTTTATCAAAAATAGAAAGCAATGCTTTAGGTTTTATCCCAAATACTGCATATGAAGCAGCAATTACTGGTGAAAAAACTGGTAAAAGATGGTCAAATACTTGTAATGATAAACTATGGTTATGTGAAGAAAATGGAGATAAAGTTGGTTTTCTCTTAATGTCTTTTGGTAGGTGGTCAAAAGTAAATCAAATAGCTATTCAAGAAGATGCAAGAAGAATTGAAAGAGGAAAAGCATTAATAGATGCAGGAATGAAGCATGGTCAGAGCAGGGGCATACAAGATTTTGCTTGTGGTTGCGCTGATGATTTGGCTAGTAATCAATTTTGGAAAGGCGTTGGGTGGAAACAGTTGGGAGATAGAAAGGGAATTTCTCATAAAAACACTTGGAAAGAGACATCAAAAAGAAAAGTTAATATTTATCATTTCCAACAAAACAGTTTATTTTTTAATTAACTAAGCCATTTATATATTTTTATGGTTTCTTCTTGGCGGTGCTTTAATCCATTGTAACCGCCATTTACTCTTTTTGTCAGAGCCTTAACGCTTTCTGATGATGGAGTAACATCACACATATCCCAAAGCTTGTTACGCTTAAAAAACCAGATAGCACTTTCCATAGGATAATCTGTTGCAACCAGGTCTGGGTCTTTCATTACTTCTGGCAGGTTCATATCATTGGCAAACATGGCGTAATTTTCTTTAAACGTGCATTGTAAGAAGCCTCTACCGCGCCATAAATAACCTTGACCATTGTTGCCATATCTGTGTCCGTAAACCCTATCAGCAAGCGCCTGTGGGTTTCTAGCGCACGTTTCAGCTTCACTTTCGCTGTCAAAATATTTACCAAAAACTTTAAGAATAGATGCTGTAGAATAATTTAGGTTTTCTTCTGTGTAACGAAATGTACCACTTTCATGCACTAACTGCCCTAGAAAGTGCGCTCCACGCTCTGGGTTTAACGTGTAGTGATTGCAGATAGCTTTAGCGGTATTAGGGCCAAAACTACCGTCAGCACTTGAGCCTATTTTAACCTGGAGTTTTTTTAATGCTTCACTCATTAACAAATTCCTTTGTTCCACATAATCGTTCGTAAACCATATCGGTTGTATATGCTTCTGCCCATTTATTTTCTGTGAATGTACAGAATACCCAAAGATCATTTACATCATCATTTAACAAATTAATAATATCTTGCTGCGCGGATACTTGGCCTTGAAGATGTTCAATGTCATGAACGATGTTGCTTATGTACCACACCAAACCAACTAATTGCACAGCCATAGCAAAAACTAACGCTACTGGTATTTTCATATCAGACATAATTACCTCTTAAAGAATTTCTGTACGCCTCTAACACCAAAAGATGCAGAGATTGCTATGCCCAAGCTGTAAAAATACCAGTCTGGTGCTTTAGAAAGCTGTTCAAAGCCTTTATCTACCCACCCTTCAGTGCCTGGAATAAACGCCAAAACAAGCGGAATAGACAGAACAATTACAAACCACTCGTCTTTCCAGCTTGATTGCGAACCTTGCGCCATTATGCGCTCCCAGTCTGCAACAGAGGTTTCCTTACTAAGCATAATCTTTGCTTTTGCTTCTGCTTCTGTAAGTTTTAATTTTGCACTTGCAGCTTGTGCTTGTGATTTTGCATCAAGCCAACTACCTGCTAAACCTGCTATCGGCCCAATAATTGATTGTAGCATCAGTTTTCCTCCATCTGAATACTGGTCTTCTTGCTTTCAGCCTTTGCACTATAAGCGTTAAAACCCATAAATGCAGCTACTACTCCTGATGCAGCAATAACGTAAACACTGGCAATATCTGTTATCAAACTTGCTGCTTTGTCAAATCCAAGGACAGAAGCAAGCAAAATAATAAACGGATAAATCAACATCCCCATCAAAGCAAAACCTGTAAAACGACGCTCTGCATTGCGCTTTAGATCACGATCAATCATTTCTAATCTACGATCTTCCAAAGCTATTTTATTCCACTCTGCCTTTTCTATTACACCGTTATTATTCAAATCGGCTTTATCAAATTCTGTCATCTCTTCGCCCTAGCATATGCAATTGCTATTCTTTTTTCTCGTGTGATTATAACAACTTTTCCAGATTTGTCATATATTATGTATTTTCCGCGAAATTCTTTAAGTATCACAACTCTATTTGAATACAGACTATTTTTGAATTGTCGTTTGTTACAAGAACTTTAGCTTCTTCTTTAGCTATTTCGCAGACTTCTTTTTTTGTGTAGCTGCCAACGTGATAGTGTTGAAATTCATTACCGTTAGCTGCGCTAGTTGTTAATTGAACCCATAATAATACCCACATTACCAGCGCCCTTGCTTGCTTCCCCAGAAATAAAATAACCCAAATAATATAGCTGCACCAATGCTAAATATTACTGCACCTATTGCAAAATTTATTGCAGCATCAATTCTAGCTTGTTTTTTGTATATTTCATCTTTTCTTTGTTTTCTCATTTGCGCCTCTATTGACAAAATTTCATCCCATTTTTTTGGCCCAAAATTCCAACTAACATAGTCTTTTAGCTCCGACCGCATACGCGCCATTTCTTCCTTTTTTGCCCAAAGAAGTGTCGCGGTTTCCATGTCAGAACCTTTAAAAGTTTTTTCCCAGAAGGGTGGATTTTTATGACGCTCTTCTATTTGCTGAAAATCAGAACACGCTTTACCCCAATTTGCTAAAGCACCACCCATTTCAGAAATATCTTTATAAGTGTCTAAACCTGCGCGGAGAGTTTTATATGCCCCAGTTGCCAGGGCAACGCAAGAAACTGGGTCAATCATTAGACCTTAGTAAGAATAGAAACCAACATTAAAATAATTGCGCCAGCACTGCCAAGAATAACCACTTCCACCCTTTGTATTCTTGCCATCATTTGTTTCCAGCGTTCATCAAGTTGAGTTTCCACTTTTACTACCCTTTTATCCAAAGATGCTAATGTTGGTTTATTCATATCAATATCCGTTTGCTACTAACTTAGAAAAATCGCCACTCATTAGTTTCTTTTTAACATATTCTTGAAACTCTTGCGATCCTATATTTGCGCCACACTCTTTAGCCCACATTTCTGCAATGACAAAAGGGATAGAACCAGCTAACCGCATTTCGCTGTTAGGGTTGTGACCTTCTATGTTTCGTTCCTTGTTAAAATCAAGTATGCGTTGTACGTCCTGAGAACGCTTTACAACGAGCTTTCCATCTTCTGTGTGGTAAGAGGTATTTAATACTGTATTGCTCATTCTGGGGCTTCTCCACCTTCCCACGCTTCATTTACGTCAGGAGTACTTGGGTCATCTGCTTTTAACTGACCTTTTGCGTTTCTAGCTCTTTTGGGTTTCAGAAACATATCTTTAAGCTCTGAGGCTTTAATAAACGGATACGCAATAGCCATGCCAGCATCTATCAAAGCTTTGGCTTCAGCGTCATCTAATTCTATTTCATCATCTTTTACACGTGGGCTACCATTAGCCCAAGGTTTTCTATCTGTAGTAATTTTTATTTTCATATAAAACTCCATTGGTAGAGGGGCATTGCTGCCCCCCTTAGTATTATGATGCGTTTATATCTGCAACAACACCATGTGCCTTCTGTGAAGTCACCTGTAAGCCATATTCGCAGGAAATGAGGCGTCTTTCGCTCAGACCTGTTTTCGCTAATGGCTCTTGCTTTGCTGTTTGTAGATAAGCAACTTCCGCATAGTTTGGATCAAGAACAAAAACATCTGGTGTATAATCTACACTAGACACTGTTCTTACACGCATATGACGGTTTGGCACTATCTGAAGCTCACCAAAATCACTGATATACACATCAATAGCAGCATTTAGTTTGCTATCTTCAGCTTCCTTAAAGCGCGTTGCGTTACCAGTAAAAGTTGATATTTTTTGCTTCTGTGCAGAACCACACATAACAATAGTTGGCGTAGCACCAGAACTCCAGCAATCTGCAATTACAGATTTAAGAAGTGTCTCTGTAATAGGACGCAAAGTCCCATCTGTTGCTGCTGCATTTACCGAACCACTTTCACCTGTTCCAGATGTAGTACCATTAGCACCACCTGAACCACGAGATACGTTAGAAGTAAGGTAAGCTGGTAGCCCTGCTGTTTGTCTAGCAGTACCAGAAGAGCCCACAGCGGCAGCTACGTTACTAAGTAACATGGCTTCCATGTCTCTTTTTAACTCGCTTAATTTGTAAGCTACTTGCTTTGCAACAGTTTGTGCGTTTGCCACCCCGTTGACTGCCTGATTGGTTGAACTTACTTCTACAACCTTGGCGCTGATCTGCGTATATCCGCCCTTACGAACAGCGTTAGTTGGTGCTGTGTTGGATAGTCCTACATCACCCTCTATCTGCCTGTTTGCGCCAGTAGCCGCCAGGTCAACTTCACTCCACTCAAAGTAAGTGTTGTCAACGTTGCGTGTGCCAATAGCAGACATAAAAACAGTCTCCGTTGGCGAAATTGAGGCCATAGCAGAAGCTAAATCCTCTCTTATTGTAGAGACATCATAAGTCTCATTTGTATTTGCTGTAACAGCCATTGCTGTATCCTTTCATGCAAAAGTTAGTTATTCATAAGGAAATCTGCAACATCATCAATGCTACCCGTTCTCCTCATTGCTGCCTCTGCTTTTTTAGCTTTGGATACTCGTCCAGAATTTGCCGCACGTTTAGCTGCTGGTTTGACTACTGGCCTAGCGCCTTCGGCTTTTTGTTGAGCCTTGCCCTTGTTAGCCTGTAAGTCTTGCCATTTTAACGCATCATTTAGTATACGGACTTCTTCAGCAGTTTTAACAGTTCCAATTTGCTCATCTGTTAAATTGTAATGTTTTTTTGCTTTAGAAGACATATCTTGAATAAATACGTTACGCTTCTCAGGATCAGCAAATTCAGGCATCCATTCCGACAAGCGTTGCGCCTGTTGTTCTAGAAACTGATTGTTCTGCTGTTGCCTTTGTTGCGCTTCTTGCTGCGCCACATAATTAACCTGTTGGTCAAATTGTTGGCGTTTTTCTACGGCACGACGATATTCTGCCTCTTTCTCTAAATAGCCTAGAGGGTCACTAGCTTGTAGTTCCTCAGACGGATATTCGGGAATAGACGGAACATTGCCATTCTGCACTTGTTGTACCATTTGCATAAGCATTTGGCGTTCCTGGGCAATTTGATGCTGTTGCTGTTCTAAAGTCTTTTTAGTTTCAGCAGTGTCAGCCATGCCCTTTTGGATATACTTTTGCCCTGAATAGCCACGTTTAAGCTCGTCCAAGGTTACCTGTTTTTCCGTTCCGTCAATTTTGACGGTGTATACAGGCTCTTGTTGAGCTTCGTCCTGTTCAGCTTCTTCGTATTCCTCACCCATATCATCATCGTTGGCTTGGGCTTCAACGTCATCCTGTTCTTCTTCTACATCTTCTATTATTTCGGTCTGACCGTCATCAGTTGCCTCTACAACTTCTTCTGTAGATTTCTCAGGATTATTTGGCGTTTCTATAATCAAATTATCGGCAACCGCCTGTAAATCATCGCCGTTGATGGGGTTAGTCGTTTCCACGGTGCTTTCCCTTCCCTCTTATGAGCGTGAGAGCGTCTATATCCGCTTGTAGTTCACGCTGGATTGCATTTAACGCTAGTATCATACTATGCGCCTTTTCACGCTTTTCTACTTCCGTAGCCGCGCTATTCGCAAAAACATTCATTTGTTGTTCTCGCAAATTCTGCATGGTTTTCATAAACCAATCATTCTCTAATAAAGATTTAGACCGTTTGGCCTTTTGCTCAATATCCAACGCCCATACCCATCATTTGTTCATTATGTGGTCTGCTTGCGTCTTGTTCAGCTTTAATACTAGCCGTATCTACAGCAGTGCCGTATTTACCTAAAATCTCAGCAACTTTTACAGCCAAATCTTGCACCATTTCATCCCTGGATAAATCGTCATCCATGCCTAATTTGTGCATTTTATACTGCATATCCATTTGAGCTTTAGACATATCTACTTGCGCTCTTGTTTGCGCTTTCATTGCCTCTGTTTGCATAAATGCAGCATTTGGATCAGGTTGTTGACCTTGCATCATTTGCTGTTGCTGCATCATTTGCTGTTGTTGCATCATCATTTGTTGCTCTATTTCTGGCGTCATAGGCATAAAATAACGATCTGCATTTCTCACACCACCAATAGCCAACATATCAGCCATTGTATTTCTTATTTGTGTAAGGGTCACTACTCCGTTGTTAGCACCATATGTATTATATATTTGCTGTTGAATACCAAACGCTTGCTGTAATGCTGCCATACGTTCATTCTCACGCCCTGTACCTATGCCTACATTTACACTTAAATCCATATCTGTTTCCCAAGCTGCTGGATTAACAGGTACGAAAGAGCCATTTAAACGCATCATTTCTTCACCGTCTGCGTTTTTAACCATTAGCTCTAGCATTAATGAAAACAGTTGTTTCATGCCACCTTCAGCAAAGTTCCTTGCAATTACTTCTGCTTGACCTGTTTGACCTTCCATAGAAGCAGCTACCGCTGTTGCTGTAGAGGATTTAAGCACATCAGGGTCTAACCCTTGCGCCATTTTAGAAACACCAGTTTTATTATCTACCAATTGATCAAAATACTGCAATGCTGGTAATGTGCTTCCAGCAGTAAATGGTACAGACATTTCACTTATTGCACCTGGTGATTTAACTCTTACAATGCGCCCAATTTCGTTATTTAAAAGATCATCAACGGCTACCTGACCATCCATAATTTGAAGACCAGGATTGTTTGTTAATGCAACATTATCTAAAATACCACGCAACATAGAAGTTGCAGCATCTTGGTCATCCATTACTAAATCAACTAAGCTTGTGCCGAAAAATGCGTGTGGCTCTGGATCACACTCAAATATAGCATATGGTGCATTATCAGCTTCATAGAAGTTTAATACTTTGTAGATAGAGCCAGCACATATAAACTGATACAATTTAGGTATTCCAGTACCCTCAATATCTAATTCCATATATGCCTGGGTAACGGTTATTTTCTTTGAAGCTGTAGTAATATTTTCATCACTATCTTCATCTATAGAGTACCCTCTACGAGCAAATTCTGCTTCATCATCAACAACGCTGTATTGACCACCCTCTAAACCATCTAAGTCTTCTAGCTTAAAGCCCATAGCCAACAAATCACCCACACGCATTTCTGTGCTGTGACCACAAATATAGAAATTATCAATTCCACGAGCATTACGATCTACAAAGAAATCTTCTGGTGGTACGCTTTCTATACAAATATCACCCTTGGGAATTGTTCTTGATATTTTTACATCATGCTCTGGAACTTCTATGTCTATGCCCATGTCATCTACACTGATGCTCATACGCATTTCATGCTCTATAACTTCTACTTCATCATCTTCTACCAACAAGGCAAAAGCTTCTTCACTTAAATTAGTAAAAGTGTGAATTTCTTGGTCTGTTTCTTCATTATAATAGACATAGGCAATGCCAGTTTTCTTTACTAAAGCATCTTGAAAGAGGTCATTTAAAACTTTATAGCCATTATGCTGTTGAAACTTATACGAAATATAAGAAGTAGCCTGTTCAGCTAATGCCACATCTTCTGGCCCTCTAGGAACAAATTCTACAGGCTTATCATTTGTTAAGAAAATACGTTGAATAGATGGCTTTATGCCACGAACTACTTCCCTGCATTTTGTAGCAACACATTTAGATCGCCCATCTTCATGCCCTATATCTACTTCACCATCAAAATACCTTTGTGATTTAATCCTTCTTGGAGATATTTCAGCCTCTATAAAATCCACGGCATCCTCAATAGCTTTGGAAACAATGCTTTCAATTTGTGTTTGATCTAATGGTTCTAATCGCATGTTATTCCTATCTAGGTATAGTAGTAGCTGCTAACATTCTTAATAGATTGTTTTTTTCTAAATCTGTAATCATTTGGTTTTTCAAATAATTTTGTCCTAACGGTGTAGAAACTGCTTGGTTTCTTAGTGGACTTAATAATGATCCAGCAGTTGCAGCAGTCGCGGCTATTCCTGGGTCTCCTGTAAAACCATAAGCTGCTGCCCCAAATCGCGCTGCATCTGTACCTGCACCGCCCTGACCTACTGCTGCCAAACGTGGTTGTGTTCCTGATTGTGGCAATGGCTTCAATACAACAGAGCCAGCTTTTGCTAAATTGCTTAGATCAGACTTCCCAAAAAGATATTGGCGCTTAAAAACTTGCCCAGCACTTGTGCGTAAATTTTGTGGAGTAACCAAACCGCTTGTTGCATCTCCAGCTTTCATTAATGTTTTTTCTATTGTAAGAAAATCTCTATATTTTTTATTTGTATCAACCCATAACTTTGATTGTTCTTTTGTTAAGTTTCTATTAATTAAATCTTTAACAATTGAAATTGTTTCTCTTGCAAATTGTCCGTCAACATCACCGCGTCTTGTCATGTCATTTAAAGTAGCATGGAAACGCTTAATCTGATTTCCACTAAGAGACTGACCTGTTCGCGCTGATGTTTTCAATGCACTATCAATTTCCCGAAAAATTGGTGCAGCCATAGATGGAGATACTTGACCGCCATAAGTACCTAAAATTTTACTTAAATCTTCTAAATCTTTTGTTGTAGGAACAATTTTGGAGTTTTTAAATTGTATTGCGCCAATAGAATTATTAAAATTAACTCCTAGTTGTTTATATACAGCCTCCAACATTTCTGGCGTTGCTCTATTAGCATCTATTCCAATTCTTTTTAAAGCAGCACGACTAAAGGCTTCATAAGACGCTTCTTGTAGGTTTTTACCAGCAGCAGTGGCTTCTTCCCACGCTTTAATATTTACATCATCAGTTAATAGACCAGCACTTGGCACAACACCTTCTGCTTCTAATAAATCTAATTGCTCCTTTGTAGCCCCACCAAGTTGCCCACCTTTAGGACTAATTACCTTTTTAAAAATAGTAGGTGAAAAAATTGCACTAGCTACTTCTACAGGAAATTGTAAATTTGTGCCTTTAACCCCTTCAAATTGACCAGCAAAATATGAAGTAATAGCTGGAACTACTCCCTGAGTGACAATGTTCTTACCAGCAAATGGAACAAACTCTGTAACTCTTTCAGTTACTGCGCCAGCCGTTGTTTTTGGTTCTTGATTTACAAATGCGTCAAGTGATGGAATATCTTTGCGAACTTGGCTTAATCTGGGTGGATTTAAAAGTGTTTGACCCAAACTTTGATTGGAAACTTCTTCTGACGCCCCGACATCCCTATTACCAGTGACCGCATCAATAGAAGCTCTTGTTCTATCATCATATAATTGTTCATTGCCAGTGAGTTTATTATAGCCTTTTTCTATTAAATTTGCGCCTAGTCCAACAATGTCTCTTGGTGCATCAATTAAACCTTCTACAACATTGTAAGCGCCTCTAGGAACAGCTTGGGCAACATCCAAAATTCTATCTGTAAAATTAATATTTTGATCATTTACTTGATCGTTTATTTTTCCCGAAAACAAATCAACATTGAATTTCTTTTTTGCAAAATTTTCTAATTGTTCAATTTTTTGCAATTTTGAACTATCATTTTTTATTGAATTATATTCAGTTTCTAATTCTTTTAATGTCATTTCTGACAGCTTTTTTTGCGCCATGCAATTTACTCCATGTATAAACTGCCAAACAATGGCTTATCTTTAAAATATTCTTCAGCAGCAAGTTCAAAATCAAATCTGTTTACAATGTATTGTTTGCCATTATTTATATCTGACTTCATATACTCATTTGCAAAATTTCTAAGTTCAATTTTACGATTATCTAACAGTTCTTGAGCAAACAACATACTTCTTATTGTTTTAGGATTATAATTTTGATTTGCTCTCATAGCATCAAGATAAACAACATCACTAGCACTTACACCCACACCTAAACTACCACCTGAAGCATCAAGAACAGTTTGCTTAACCAATGCTCCAAATTCTTGATTACTTGAAACATTTGCGTCACCAAAACCAAATCTTTCTGCCCATTGCTTTGCTTGATTAAAAAACTCTTGTCCTATTCCACTGGTAAAATCTTGACTTTGTGATAATTGTATTTGCCTACGAATAGTATTGAGAGACTGTTTTGCATTTTTAGCCTGATCAAATACTTCGTTTGTATATTTGTACCCAGCATCTACTGCTGCTTGCGCTTCTGGCTTTGCAGACATATCTACCAATGGCGGCTGTTTGCCAAATTTTTGAGCATCTATTTCTGACATACCCAAAACATTCTTTGCATACTCATAATTTTCTATTGCAGACGTACCTGTTTTGCCTGGTTTTGCGAAAACTTGATTATAGTACAGTGCCATTGCGTCTTTAACGCTTAAACTATTATTTTCCAAACCAGCTAAAATTTGAGCAGCTACAGTATCACCTTGACTTGCTTTTTGTTGCAAAAACTGAATGGTTTTATTTTTATTGCCTTGAGCAACACGCTGTGCACCCTGTTCTCTAATTTGCTGTCCAGCCCTCATTTGTGGCAGTATCAACGGATCAAGAGCAGCACCAAATTGTTGCAATGGCGTTAAACCAGTTTGCTCGTTTGGCTTTCTCATGCGCTGAAAAAAACCTAACAAACCGCTTTGTTGTGGATCAGGGTTCATTGTCATTTTTTTCTCCTAACCAGTTGGAAACTGTGATGCTACTTGCAAATAATTAAATAAACCTGGGTTCTGACTTACTGTGTTTCCAGTTAAGTTTCCAGTTTGCCCTGTAACAGTACCAAGCATTGTGTTTAGACCTTGCGCTGGGCCACCTCTATATCGCTGCTGTTCTGCTTGTGCTTGATCTATCAATTGCTGCTGAATACCGCGCTGTTGAGCGCCTTGTGCAGCCATACGGTCTTGTATTGCAGTGCCGTAACCAAAACTAGTTCTACCTAAATTAGATAATTGATTAGCAGCTTGCAATCTTGTTGCCATGTCTTGCCGACCTGTATCAGCAAAAGTTCTTGCTGCTGACATACCTAGTTGTTCAGCTTGAGCAGCCTGACTTCCTAAACTTGCAGCACTCGCTCTACGAGCATTAGCAGCAGCTAAATCTGCTTGAGACATTGCTTGAGAGCCTTGTAAATTCAAATTAGCACCCTGTAGTCCAGCAGCTTGATTTAGTTGCTGTGCAGTCATTCCCTGTTGAGCGCCAAAACGTCTAGCCTGATCTTCCAAACCAACATTAGTTCTACCAATTGCACTTTGTTGACCAACATCAAATTGTGCAGCTTGCAATGCCTGATTATAACCAGTGTTGTAAAGTGGGCTTAAAGCTTGACCTGTTTGACGCATTGCCGCTTCATCTAATCTGTCTTGCTCAACATCTCTACGGCTTCCAAACGCTTTTCCTTTTGCGACCCTTGATGCTAAGTCAACATTTGATAATTGCCTTTGTCTCTCTATTGCATCAGCAACAGGATTTATTACTTGCTGTTGATATGGGTTCATATAGGCTGATAAACCTACAGCAGCACGATCTGGCCCTGTTTGCTGTGCCGCCTGATAAGAAGTACCTTGTACATTTTGTGGGTTGTAGCCCATAGCTTGCTGAAAGCCACCCATAGCAGCTTGATTTGCTTGATAATTACTACCAGCAGTCAAGGCATTTGTTGCAGCGGTTGGTGCTTGATAATTCATACCAGCCGACATTCTATTCATTGCCCTTGGGTCAGTTGCGTAAGTAGTCCCAGCCGTAGTTGCTCCCAAAGCTTGCGTTTGTGCCGCTGCTGCTTGCTGAAAAGGATTTACCCCCCCTGCGCCTTGAACATTAGGCATTGGCGCTACTGGCGTTGGCTGTGGAGTTGCTACTTGCCCACCTGGTGTTTGTCCCCTACTACCCATAATATTCTCCTATTTCCCACCACTGCTTTGCATTTCTAACTCTACAGGTTGGTTTTCTAACGCTCTTGAGCCAACTTCTCCTGTTTCTGGATCAATACCAAAGCTTTCTGTATACTGAGCAAAAGCAGGGTTTTCATCTCTTAATAATCCAATTGCTTGATCTGCTAATGGTCTAGCAGAATATCCCTGAATATCACCCTCATATTGCATTGCTTGTGGCATATAACCTGACCTGTTTGCTGTAGGCATACCAAATGCGTTCGCTTGCATATCAGTATATTGCATCGCCATTTGTTCATCAGGGCTTAATGCAGCTACTGTTGGGCCGTATGTAGGAACATAAGTAGCCTGTTGAGTTGCAACATCTCTACCCATCCCATAAGTTTGTTGAACCCCTGTTTCCGCAAATTTTGGTAAGGTTTGTTTTGTTTCTTGAGAGCCACCACCCATAATTATCTCCTAATCACTTTCACTATTATTTAAATCAAATGCGTAATTAGCACTTTTTAATTTCCACCCTAATGGCGCTAATGCTTTTTTCCAACCTAATCTACCTGTGATTGTTCCACCAGTGCAACCCTGACCAACCGCCCAATTAGTTATATCGTTGTTCATATCTATTAATTGTTCCAAATCACCACCAGCTAAAAACAGATGTAATACTTTCTTTTTAGGATATACCACAATTTCTGTGACAATGCACCCCTTTGGTGCAGCCCATAATTGCATCCTCATTTCAGCAATACCTAAAACAATATCATCAAAAGTATGTGTGCCACCTGAGTATTGCAGTGCATCCTCTATCCAAGGCTGACATCTTTCTAAATCATCGCTTAAAATAAAATCTTTCATAATTTTACCATGTACTTAACGCAACGCGTTTCCAAATTGCAGTAGAACCATCATGTGTGCCAACGCAAATATAAATATAATTAGTATCCCACGCAATCATCCCAGCCACATCTCCAGCAGAACCAACATTAGACGCTGGTGTACTTTGTTTAGTTGCAACCTGTTTAAATGATCCACTAGAAGATACTACAACATATTTTTTTGTTCTATCCCATAATAAAACACCATCTTCAGCAGCAGAAGAATATTGGTCAGTAGCATCTAATTGATTGAGAGCCTTGCCAAGAAACTTCCTAATATTTTCAGCCCATGATTGTATATCTGGTGTATACGGTGGGACAATCCTCATCTACTCCCACCTTGCCGCGTATCTAATCGCATTATGCCCACACGCCAATCTGACGCTGTGTTGCCCTCTACACGCATACGAACTTGACGCCCTTGAAACCTTACAGATGTTGGGTTGCTCATTGTAAATGGGCCGTAAGTTGTTTCAGCAGCAGTAGGATAAAACCTTGTTTTAAACTTTGCAGTAACGTCACCTAATGTTTTTTCATCAGGTATAAGTTCTACAACATTCATTAAGTTTTCACCATTTCCAATTGATATTGGGCCTGTTTCAGCAAATGGCGTTCCAGTGTCATAATTATAACCTATTTCGTGTTCGTATAAGATACCATTGCTTTTGATATACATAGGGTAACGAAATACACCACGATCAACTCCAGCAGTGCGATCCATAGAACCAGTAGTCCATATGTTTTCTGCGTAATCGTAAGCTACATATCTGTTACATTCCATGCTATCTGAGCTAGGATAAAACCACCATATTTCATTCCAAGCAGAGTTTACTACAGCACTAACTTTACTACGTTGGTCATTATTAAAATCAGAAAAAACATAATCTCCAACTTCACATGGTATATCTTGAACTCTACCACCAGAATAAGCAAAGAAACCACGCTGACCCATCCAGAACACTCCAGCGTCTACAGCTACAGCAGCAGCAGCGCCTATTAACCCACAAGACGTTCCAACTCTTTCTAGACCATAAACAAATGGTGGCCCTTGATAGGTCATGCTGTGAGCGTCTTCTGTGGTTAAAATCAGTGATTGCCCTCTTGTTCTTACACCTCGTAAAATAACACCATTAGTCTGTAGTAGTATATCACCAGCTTGGTTTGTAGCGGCTGCTGTCCAGGTTGTGTTATCTTCTTGATCTGACCACTGCACTTTTCGGCTATCACCACCAGCGCCAAAACAAACTACAAATCTTTCTTCTGTAACCATAAACCCAGAACAAGAAGTAGGCGAGTTAGTTACTTGTGCAGCTTTAACAGCATTATTTAATTGCCATTGGTACAGCTTACCATCGTCAGGAGACATAGCTAGAAGAAATTCTCCATAGTTATCTAATGCCCAAACGGTAGCTTTTAATATGTTTTCACTGTCGGCTCTTGGAAGTCCGTATTCCTCACGCCCATAAAAACTAGCGCCATAACCAGTGTTTATAGTTGCATCTACACGCCCAGCAGTAAGTCCAACAGGAGTAATATCTGTTGAAGTTCCATCAGCTTGTAATGCGTACAATTTGTTAAAAGTTCCAGTAGCTAGTCTTCTGTTTGCGCTGTTATCTTCCCAGGCTATTATTGAACGAGCAACACCGCTAATATTTACGCTTTGCCTTTGACGCCAACCACCTATAGGACGCAAAGCGTCTTCATGCCAGCGAACTAAATCTACATCACGCCATCTACCTTGAGACATAAGATCAGTGCCATTTCTATACTGACCTTTTGGAATTTGCATAGAAATTAACGGCATTATTCACCTTACGTTTTTACTAATAATTCTGTCGCTGAAATAGCAGTCCCTGCCAGTACACTTGG